TGGGCAGAGAGGCAGCCGCCGCCTTGACCACGCGGCGTTCGCCCTGGGCGATAAACGCCGCGCAGTCGAACCCTTCCTCGACAGCGTCTGCTGCATCCCACTTGGCCGGCTTGTCGGTCGGCGGAACCAAAATGGCCACGGATGTGCTGCCCGCCATCACGCAAGCGCGTGCTGCGCTCTCGGCGTAGTCCCAGCCAGGGGCATCCCGGTCCGGCCAGATGACCACGGATTTCCCTGCTAATGGACGCCAGTCGGTCTTGTCGACTGGTGCCTTGGCGCCGTTCATCGCGGTGGTGGCCGCAATGCCGCAGGCAATCAACGCAGCCGCACATTTCTCGCCTTCGACCAGGACGACCTCTCGCGCTTTCCCGATGGCCGGCTGGTTGTAGAGTGGCCTCGGGTCGGGGGCGCGCCACATGCGGGCTCGCACATCCCATGGGCGGTACTCTTTGCCTGTCGGCGGGTCATACCGGTAGACGCAGGCGATCAGCTCGCCATCGGGAGTCAGGTAATCCCATTTGCCGGTGTAGGCGCCGAGGTCATCCATCTGCACGCTGCGAACATCACGGCGCATCGGCGTGATGTTCGGTGGAGCAAGACCGAGCCACTGCCGGATCTCTGCGGCGATACGTGGGAAGTCGCTGCGGGCGGATCGACCTTGCGAGCGCGCCCACAGATCGATGATGTCTCCGCCCTCATCGGTGGAAAAGTCTTTCCACAGGCCGCGCCGTGGTCCGTCCAGCTCAACCACCAGACTCTTGCCCGGGTTGCCATCGACATCACCGACGTAGAACTTGCCACCCCGGATGCGCCCCTGCGGAAACAGGTAGTGGAGGACCGCCTCAAGTCGATCCAGCAAGCCAGCGCGCAAGGCATCGGTGTCAGAGGTCAGTTCGTCGCGCTGCTCAGGCGCGTCATTGAAGTCGAGCCAGATGATGTTGTCGGCCATCATGTCGAACTCCAACAGCGGTCCTGCCAGGGGCAGAACTTGCACTCGACATGCGTTGGGGTGGTTGCATGGCGCGGCAGCAGTTCCTGGCTGTCCGTTGCCGTGATGACCCGAACCGCGCGATCGGACATGCGCTGTGCCAGGCCGCCGTCAAACGGCACCAACTCGAACCAGATCTCCTCGGAGTCCTTGTTGATCGCAGTGAACAACGCCGGGTTCGCGGAAATGCCCGGGATGCTGGCCTCCATGTAGGCCTGATAGATGGCCATCTGCGCGGCATAGACCGGTTTGGATTTGCTGACGCCGTGCTTGACCGTATCCCGCCAGGACTTGTCGTTCATGGTCTTGCACTCCCACAGGGCCGGATAGCTCATTCGTAGCTCTGCGGGGCCGCCGTTCAGGACGCCATCGACGTGCCCTTGAATACGGCCGCCTGCAACGGAAAAGCCGAACTGACCGCCGCTGGCCTTTTGGGTGTACAGATCGAATCCGGCCATGCGCAGCCAACGAATGGCCAGCTCTTCGAGAGCGTGTCCCACCTCGAAGATGCGCAACACGCGACCCGGGATTTCCCTTCCAGCATCGACAGGGGTTTGGAGATACTCGTATTGCAGCGCCCGCTCGCAGGCAACGCCCAACCGAGACGCACCGAGATAGTTGCGACGGGGTTGGTTGTCGCGTTCGGCGCTAAGTGCGGCGTCGATGAGCGCGCCGATCTGCTCGTGGATCTTTGGGCGGTGATTGAAATCCAGCATCAGAACGGCACTCCCGTCGAAGCGGACTTGCCTTGGCGGGCGAGTCGCTCATCAAGAAAAGCGCGGTCCTTCTCCGCCATCCGCTCGTGCTCGACGAGCATGTGTTCCTGGTAGGCGGTCACCACCACGTCGATCAGCATCAGCACTTCGTCTTTGCTGTAGTCCGCCAGCGGGCGCTGCATGCCGATGGCGCCGACATACTCTCCAAGCGGCGCCAGGCAGGACGCCATGGCGGCGAGCTCCATATCACTGGGATCGATCATGTGACCTCCCGTCTTTTCCATGAGTCGCGAAAATGCGTTCTGGCAGCGCATGGAGCAGAACACCCAGCGGTCCGAGTAACGTCGTGGATCGCTGCGCGGCAGGCGTGGATTGAAATAGCCGAATCCCTTGGCCTTTCGGGAGCAGACTGCACATTTCACGCGGCCTCCCGGTGGGCATCGTTGGCAGCCACCACGAGGCGCTGAATCGACGACTTGTTGAACTGGAAGGACAGCAGTGCCGAGGCCTGATAGCGCGTCATGCCAAAGTCGGCGCGCAGCGCCTGCGGCAGATACTGCAGTTGCTTCGCGGTCGGCGGTTCGTTCAACCAGCGCCGGGTCTTGTGCGCGGAGTCTGCCGACTCGCGGTCGTTCAGCCAGTCATCGGCCTTCGCCATGCAGACTGTGCGATCGCCAACGGCCAACAAGCGCGGCTGCAGATCCTTACCTCCGCCCACGGCGTGCCAGCGCCCATTCAGGAAGAACACGCCACCCCAGGCGTTAAAGCCGGTGGCCATCAGTGCGTCGTCGCAACCGAACAGGTCGCACCAGCGGAAGTTGGAGCGCTTGAGCAGGTCGATCTCGGTCATCACGAAATCGGCCAGCGCATCACCTTCCTCTGTGGTCTCGTTCTCCCAGACGAATCCGCATAGCGGGCATTCGCGGCAACCGAGCGGGACGGTGGCTTCACAGGACGGGCAGTCTTTGGTCGGCGCTTCCCCGTGATGCTGGTGCCCGTCGAGGTTGACGTCCTGTTCCAGGGAACCGTGCATCAAGGTTGCGGTGCCGAAGTCCAGGACCACGCAATCGGTCTTGATGACTCCCGGATGCTCCGCTGGGTCGATGGTGCGCAGGCCGCGCCCGATCATCTGGGTCAGCGTGGACTTGTGCGAGCTGGGTCGCAGCAGAACGACACACGACGTGGGCGTGAAGTCGTAGCCTTCGGTCAGCACAGCCACGTTGACCACGACTTGCGCGGTGCCGGATTCGTAGTCGGCCAGTCGTGCCTTTCGCTCTGCGTCTGGGAGCTCGCCATGCACGATCACGGCAGACACACCGGCATCCTGAAAGGCCCGGCGCACGCACTCGGCATGGGCGACGGTCGAGCAGAACACGATCGTCTTGCGCTCGCCGGCCTTCTCCCGCCAATGACGGATCACCGCATCGGTGATGGGCGTCTTGTTCAGAATCGCCTCGACTTCCGTCATGTCAAAGTCGGTGGCCGTGCGACGAACTCGCGTCAACTGCTCCTGGGCGCCGACATCGATGACAAAGGTGCGGGGCGGTACGAGGTGGCCGGAGGCGATCAGCTCGCCGAGGGTGATTTGATCCGCGACGTTGCTGAAGACCTCTCGCAGTCCCTTGCCGTCACTGCGGGCTGGCGTCGCCGTCACCCCGAAGATCTGGGCGCGCGGGTTCTTGTCCAACACGCGGTCGATTACGCGGCGGTACGACGCCGAGGCTGCGTGATGCGCTTCATCGATCACCAGCAGATCGAGGATCGGGATGGCAGCGAGATGGTTGTCGCGCGACAGCGTTTGCACCATCGCGAACGTGGCACGCCCGGACCAGGATTTGTCCTTGGCATCGAACACGGATGTGCTGACGCCCGGATTCACCCGTGCGAATTTGGTCAGGTTCTGGCCGGTCAGCTCATCACGGTGGGTGAGGATGCAGGCCTTGGCATCTGGCTCGGCCAACAAGTTGCCGGCTACCGCCGACAGCATGATGGTCTTGCCCGACCCGGTGGGGCCCACAGACAGCGTGTTGCCGTGTTGGGCGAGCGCCGCCAAAGAGCGCTCGACCAGCAGGGCTTGGCGGGGGCGGAGCATCATGGCGGCGTCCCCCTTACTGTGCCCAGCTCGGGCGACCCGGCACGGAGGCACGGCCCGTGGCCTGGGCATACGCGTTCGACCCGTTTGCGGGTGCTGGCGCTTTCGCCGCTCCCTGCGCGCCACCCATGAGGGCGGCGTAGTCCTTGTGGTCGGGCGTGATCGCGGCCTTGATCACGCTCTTGTCCTGGCCGTTCTGGTCTTTGTCCCAGTCGACCTTGCCGAGAAACTCGATGCCATCAAGATCGGCAAACCCGCTGATGCGGCGCGCGTTTTGCGCAGCAGGACTGTTGTCGCCGGGGTGAACGCCGCGCGCTGAGTTGAGGATCGCCTTGACGAAGGTGCGGCCCATGTTGGCCCACTCAGGGCCTTTCGGGCTGTGCAGGCCGATCAGCGACCACATCTTGCGACGGGCGAACTCACCCTCCATCACGACGAACTCGCAGTTCAGGTACACCGAGCCGGTGTTGTCGTTGC